TACTCTGATCTTCTTGGAAATTATTAATCTGAGTATTATCAGAAACAGATCCTTGATCATAGTTAGGATCAAAATCAGCAGGATTAAAATGAAATCCTCCATGTGGATATTTTCTTACTCCACCTTCCCTAGCTTGAATAACTTGACCTTCAGATGACCCTGTTGGTAAAGATTGTATACCTACATTTTGAGTATTTTCAGATTGAACTAAATGTCCTTGATTATTATCTATAGGATTGTTGATATTAGGTTGACTAACTCTTCCATCTGGTGTATTTTGAGGGGGAGGTGGGGGTGGTGATTGATTACCTTCTGCCATCTGCTGCCCTTGCCCTTGGACTTGAGCTTGTTCTGCTTGTTGTTGTTGTTCTAATTGTTGTTGTTGTACAAATTGATCTACAACATCAATACCTTGTTCAGCAGCACGAAACGCCTCAGATACTCCACCTGGGTAGCCACTTGCTTTAACTCTATCTAATATGTTTCTTCTAGTTTCGTTTGTTAGCATTCTCTTTGGCTATTTGTTGTTTAATTTGATCACCTTCTCTCTTTACTGTATTAGAATCTCTATCTATACTTTCTTTTTCTACAGATCCTCTAATCTTTTCTTCAAATTCTGCTGTTTTTAAATCTAATTCTCTCTCTTTAATGTCAAAATCTTTCATCATTTTTTCTAAAGCTAAAGAAGTTCCTTCTGTATCATTTTTAGACTCAGCATTAATCAGTGCAATTTCAATATCTTTTTGACGATCTTTTTCTTTATCTAAAGCTTCAGCCTGTTGAGCCATTTGAGCGGCTTCCATTTGCTGTTGTTGCATCTCTTGTTGAGCTTGTTGTTGAGCAGCTTCTAATTCTTCTGAAGCTTTATCTGCTAACTTAAGATTCTTTTTAATCTCAGAGAAACTATTACTATCTAACATCTCTGCTATAGCTGCTGGTTTAGTGCCATTTTGCATCATAGCTTGTGTTAAACCTTTAATGTTTTGTAATTTTTCCTGATCTTTACCAGCATCAGAAACAAATATACCATAGTTAGATTCCATGTGATCCATACTATCTAGATCTAAAAAGTCTGTTGTACCATCTGGCATAGAATACATAGTTTTTTTACCAGTTAGCCAAGCTTCTTTAGAGTAATCTAATAATGCTTGGAAATCTCTTTGTTCTAATCTTTCAAATTTTCTAAATAAATCTTCTGTAATATGTGATGATTGTAATATAGCTTGTTGTGAAGACGCTTTACCTTCATAAGCTCCAATCTCACCTTGTCTCTGTCTACTTACTCCGGATATTTTCTCCCACTCCATTGATATAGAGTTTAATAATTCTATATACTGAGAGATAGTTTTAATAGACATATCTAAAACAGATTGATGTTGTGGGGATAATTTAACCCCTTCTTTATTGTAATCCACCCAGGCAATACCTGTAGCATCTACAAAATACATAAATTTATCCATATCCCATTTCTTAGGGATCATATTAATATCAAACTGTGCTATAATATCTTTAGACTTAGCTACAGCTACTTCAAGACGGTATTTATAAATATTATAATTTAATTGATATGGTATCCCTAATTTAACCAAGGATATATTTTTAGAGTTAGTGTCAGAATATCTCCTACCATTAATAGGTAGTTTACATTTAGAAGGATTATCTAAAGACATTCTTTGGTTAGATATTGGGTTTATATTAATATATATCCTACCGTCAATCCTTGTCCCCTCCCATACTTCGTTAACCCATTTCCACTCAACAGACGCCCCATCTTGTTTCAATTCTTGAGGTAATCTAAATCCATCTTCTACCTCTTCTTCCTCCATAACGCCTGTTTCAGGATCCATGTATGTTAAAAACCCAATTCGTTTTCTTGATTTCCAATAAACATTAACAACCTCTAATAATCTATTTCTATTAGAATTTTCATCATTACTTGGAGATTGCGCATTTAAATAAGATCCACCTGTCTCTGAATGTCTAGGTTCTTCAAGTTCTAATATTTGATCGTCTGTAAGATCTTCATAATAATGATCTATAATAGTAGATGCATGAGAGTATTTTCTAACTAAAGCCCAATCTCCATCCTCTACAAACTCTAAATCTGGATCTAAATCATAATCTACATCAATAGGATTTAATATATCATAAAAAGGTTCTGAACTTCTAACTCCTCTATGAGTATATACTTCCCCAGATACTAAGTAATGAAACCATCCTTTTTGTATCTTATCATACACTTCTTGCTCTTGCATAATATAATTTAAAGACTTCTGACCAAGTATAGCTCTATTATCTACATAAGAAGACTCAAACATATCTGCTATATGTTTAGGGAGTTCAATTTCTTGATCTGGATCCACCCCCATTTCCTGTCCTTGATTCTGAACAGACTGCATAAAGTGTTGTTGTAGATTTTTAAATATTACTTCAGACTTAGCATTCTCTTTTATAGATACACTGTCTGAATTTTGTACTGTAACGGTATAATTGAGTGGCCTCTTAGATTTTTCCCCTAGAAGAAGATCAATTATGGGTTTAATGATTGGGTAGTTACGCATTTGGGATGGGAAGTTCTTACGAGATTTCCCGTAAGGCTTCAACACGTAGTTATAATCAGCATCATCAATTATACCGTTATAATAGTCGTATAAATCTCTTAATTCAGTTCTTCGTTTAGAAAAACCTGAACCTGAATTGGAGAGATCTATATATGCTTCTACACATCCTTCCCTCCATTCTTTATTTTTTTTTGTTATCGAGAGCTTTTGCCTCGGTATTTTATCATATCCCATAATCTTACAAATTTAATTAAATTTACCTTCGTTTCTACTACGAAAGTAAATATTACCCCAGTGTTTATAAATATACCACTAATAAAAATTCCTTTCGAACCACTCATCCGTAGTTCCATCCTCTAATACATCTTTTACTTCTGCATTATACAACTCTCTTGTATGATACATTCCAATCATGAATGCCATCACCCTATCAAAATTACCTTTATGGTTAAATTTAATTAACTCCGTTAAAAATGCTAAGTCATATATTTTATGCAAATTTAAAGTTTTTTTCCCATCTATATCAGTAGATCTAGAAGTATTTAACCAATCTCTAATATAAATTTCCCCTTGCTTCTTTCTTGCCTCCGTCATATGCATACCATATTGACGTTTTACATTCTTAGATTGTAATTCTTTTTTATCTAACATCTCAAACTCTTCTTGCAATTTATGCATCTTTCTAAATCTTTTAGCGTAAGGTATTACCTCACCTCGGTCATTCTCAAATCCAATCTTACATCCATAATAATCTGATAATAAGAATAAGTTCCTATTAAAGTCATCTGAACTGTGTGGTCTCCCAACATAACTAGCAACTATAATATCATCTGGACTAGATATATTATTTACACGTTTAATAACATATGCAGCTCCTAATGAACTTGAATCTGCTGCTTGACTTTGCCCGTATGGATCATGACAAATTATATACATATTTAAAGGTACATGATTAGCTGCATTCTTATAAGGAGCTTCATATATAACAACACCACCAGTAGTATCATCATCTTTACGATGTGGATATTTAGTTATCTGTCTTAAGTCCCCATTAATTTTAAATTTAACATTGCCTTTTGTATCATGGTATAAATCTCCTATAGTTCCTATGGATGTTAAATTTTTAGCCTTAACCATATTATATTGTTCCTGTAAAGATGCTACATCAAATAAATTAGCTGTAACCTGTAATGTAGCTTCTTGTGGGGAAAAAGGATGTTCAGCTATATACTGATCTAATGATTTTGCATCTGCAGCCCCTTTTTTCTTGTTACGCATCTCCTCTTCATAAACTGTAGCCTCCTCTTTCATGGAATTACCTTGAGGGTCAATAAATCCATCTAGGTTTTTGTAAATGGGGATAAAATACCCACATTTAGTCCCTAAAGATCCTTCATCCCATATATTATCATAATCCATACAATCATATGCTTCTGGATTATAAAATATCTCTTCCATAGCTTCAAAGTCTGCACCCTCTGTACCACCTGTACCAAATGCAACCATCATCCCTAATGTTTTACTACCTTGACGCATGGTTGGCATTGTTACCTCCCAAGCCTTGAGTAGTCCGGGGAAGGAACCTGCTTCCTCAAAGAAAACGAGTTCCCCCGCCTTTCCCCTCACTTTGTCTGGGTTATCTTTTAGACTCACCCCTATAATTTGTGACTTCATACCCATTTCAATGTCTACTCCGTTCACTTTTTTCTTGTATCCAGACATCTTAGACATCTCTCTATCCCTAAGTCTAGGTTGTGCCCATGCTGTATGATCATCTATAAAGGATAAGAATTCCCAAGCCTTCGATAACAGTCCATCCCCAATTAGGTATTCTTTCTGCCCTGCAAAAACGAAGTTCTTAGAATTCTTTACAAAAAAGTAATTTCTAGCCAGCATACTACCAGCTTTATATGAATATCCTTTTCTCCTTGCCTTAAGAACGATCATATGTTTATTATTAGTCCTAGCTATTTCTATCTCATGGAAGTATTCATGATCTCCATCATAAAATGCTGGGAAAGTTCTTTCACGTCTAGCCTGTATAGTACCATCCGGCATTTCCTCATCTATAGCCCTATCAATAGGACAATAGTTTAAATAGAAATAATGAAAACCCGTGATATATAACTCATCTTCTGTTCCTTTATCTACCGTTAACCCATACAGACACCTATTCTTTTCCTCATCCCAAAAGTCATAGTAATCCTTAGTTCCTGGGAGCGCTTCAGTATAATAACCACTCCTCAGAAAGTTTAATGCAGATTTTCTAACTCTATCTGTATTCTTAAGCATTAATCTCTTTAGCTTTCACTAATCGAGCACACTTCTCATATTCTTCTAGTCCTGTATAATGATTGATAACAATATCTATCATAGAGTTAGATATTTTATCCCCCGAGAACGGGTTAAAAGGTAAAGGTAGGATGTCTTCATCCTCATCTTCATTATCTAATTCTATAATCATCTCATCTAATTCCACATCCCCAACAATTAATGCATACGCATTATCCATTGCAAGGTTATACAGTTCTATATCTTCCATAAAATCCATTACATATTATATTTATTAACTTCTACACCTCCCCTATTTGAGTTGGCTGCCTGCTCTTCTCTTTTTACTATATCTTCTAACTTAGTCAATCCATCTACAACCTTCCCCATCTTTTCAAGGTTAGATATAAGATCCTTAGCTGAGTATATAGGTTTATCTCTATCATCCAATAACGTAAGGTCTATAGTTCTAAAGTATTTCTCTAATTTTACTATAGATTCTTTTGCAGCTTTAAGTAATCTAACCGCAGAGGTCTCTATAAGCTTTTCATACTTACCACAAGCAGCCATAACCTTAGTTGTTGGAGTCCATTTAGATTTTTTATCAAATATACTCTCCTTAACTTCTTTTATACGTTGTTCCCATTCATATACAGCATATGGAGATCTATGATCCACCATAAAGTATACAAAAGACAATTCTTCTGGACTCAAACCTTTAAACTCAAGAATGGTACATGCATATGCGCTAGGCATAGCTAATTTACCATCTTTAATGAATATTAAATCATCTGTTAATCTCATCCCTCATAGTTTTATCTTTTTCTAGTATAGTACATAAAGCCTGATCCCCATATAATTTTCTATTAGGGTTTGCGGCTGAGTACTCTTCTGCATTAAATACCATTTTAATCTCTTTAATTAAACCTTTCTTATCTACCTTAGTAAACCATTTTCTACCTTTAATAGCTCCTTTATCTCTTACTTGTTTTTTCAATACTTGTCTAAATGTCATAATTAATTATTTTTTATTAATATTGATAATGCCCAGTCGTAACACTTATTAGGGGTTTTAAAAGACTTAACTTTATATGAACCCCAAGTTTTTTTAGTTTTTTTGTATAACTCACAATTCCACATCTGTTTATCATTGCTTATTACTGGACTTACTTGAACCCAAAATCCCATCTTTAATAAAATATCTATATCCGAATCCCCCATCACAATGTGAATTTTTTATGCGTATTACCTGTAACCATACAGATATAATCTGCCTCTGTAGAGAATAATCTCCTCCTACACTTATCATTATGAAACCCCATCCTGTGGAGTATGTAACTAATCTTTAATCTTACTGCTTTCATTCTTTAATCTATTTATATGTTTAACTCTATTAGGGTTTACTGAGAACTTACCAAAGTATGGGATACGTATAGTAGCGAAGCTCCCTTCCCCCATCACTGCTGTTACAACTTTAAATTGATGATTTACCATCTCCTCTATTTTACTCAAAGGTAAGTTATATTTATTAGCTAAGTGGTGTATTATCTCTCTTTTATCTTTAACCATTAATTCCTTGGTCCTGTGTCTGGGGATAATCCACCAGTTCTTGGGTAGTCAACATCTGCATCAGACCCATTCTTAATATTCCACCTAGAAGGTGTGTCAGGACATTCTGAAGTTTCCCATTTAGCTTTATGCTCTAAACTACACCCACATATACCACACCTCTTTTTCTTTTCTAATAAGTGTGGACATTTATTACATGCATCTAATCTATCCATATATACTTCTTGAGTTACTGCTTTCATACCATTAGCTATATGTTTACTCGCAGAGGCAGCAAAGTTCTTAGCCATTTGAAAGAAACTAGGTTCCTTATGATATAACTTTTCATGCTCATCTTTATTTTTATCTTCATTCTCCATATCTATACGTTTTTAAAGTTATTAATTCTCCTTCTGGGTCTTGAAATATAAATATTTCGTAGTTTCCCACCGTAAACGATGTGAAAATTAAATCCTCTGGTACTCTCATTGTTTTATTAAATTGATTTCTACAGTATCAGTGTTTGGGTCTAATAAGTTATTTAAAGTGTAGTTATTATTCTTCACCCTTAATACCCCTTTATCTTTAAACTTCTTTATATAGTTATTTAAAGTGTTAGGATCTTTAATTAAAAGTTTCTCAGCTACCTCTTTTTTATTAGACATACTACTAAGATTTTTCTCTTTAGAAATATCTTGTACATCAATAAATACAGATAATACTTCTAACTCTTTATTAGTGAGATTAAAAATCCCATTCCAGACCTGTAAGTACTTATACGTACTATTAATCTTTATCGTTAATTTCTTTTTCATCTTCTTGTTCTTTAATGTAATCTATAATATTAATAATATCTTCTTGCTGCATGCAGTAAGTATATAATATCTCTTCATCCTCTGTATGTGTTTTTTCAGCATCATATATTTGAACATACTTATAT